AGCACAAACGACAGCCACAAGCGGTGGAGTCACCTTTGTCGCCAACAGTGCAAGCACGACGACCTACGGCACAAAAGTTATTGCATGGCCTCAAGTCTTTTTGATTACCTCAGGGCAGACCTACCTCACTGGCGCACTCGGCAGTCGATACAACACACTCGAATATGTGCCAACAGGTCTCACGATCAAACTGTCACAAATAAAGCCCATTCTCACATTTGATCCCAAAGAGGCTTTCTTCAAAATGATTGACATGTTGACCGGTATCTGGGAACGTGTAGAGCTCAAGTACAAGCCTGTCGGCACAGCGACAACAGTGACAACACAGAATGTGATAACAGGCCGAACGATCTCAGGGACACCCGAGGACATGATCGTCACATTTAGAACGAAGCCTTGGTATAACTGGAGTGCGTTCATACTTGACGACTCAGTCAACGGAATACTAGACACCAGTCGACTCGGCTGGTAAAGGAGAAAATATGCCCACACCTAACACAACTTTTGTTTCGGGTGCTGTTCTTACAGCTGCGCAACAAAACAACTTTCCACGTGGTGTCATGGCACTTAACAGCGCCACAGCAACAGACGCAACAATCACGGCGGAAGAAGTGCAGATCACTGGCTCGTCGTTTACTGCTGTCGCTGGCCGTAATTATAAAATCACCTACTTTGAGCCAAACCCGACTGGCGGAACTGGCTACTTTGCTTTTCGCATTAGGCAAACCAACCTTGCTGGCACAGTGCTTAACACGGCCTACCAGACAGCCGGAGCAAGCATTGAACGACAGTCGCACCTGATCTGGGTCGGAACATTTTCAGCGGGCACAGTCAATGTCGTTGCGACTGCTCAACAGACCGCAGGCACTGGTTCGCTAGTCCGTGCTTCTACAGTTGTTGCATATCTTTTAGTGGAGGACATAGGCCCAACATGATTATCTATATCGCAGGCGATACCGCCGAAGAACAGTCCACTAACTGCCGATGGGCAATCAAAACATATTTGAACGAATCGGATTGGACACAGATCCCGAACAACCCGTTAACGCCCGAGTACTCAGCAGAATGGGCGACCTACCGCCAAGAGTTGCGTGACTTCATGGCGACATGGGAACCGAGCAACGAAGCCGACCTACCAGACCCACCTCTGCCATGAAAACTCTCGCCGTGATCGCAGCTCTGGCCGTCGTCCTCATGTTCGTCGTCACTGGATGCAACGACCGCACTCGACACACCTGCGAAACTAAACCAACAGCCACAAGGTGCGACCAATGAAGAAATACACAAACTCCGAGATCAAAGCCCGACTCATCATGATCGTCGGCATCACACTGTCACTGACGTTCGTTCTCAGTACCGCTTCTCTGATCTACGGACTTTTATTCGTCGTACAGCCGATTGACAAAGTTTCGCCCAATGACGAATCGGCATGGTCGTTACTTTCACCGATGATGTTGTTTCTCACTGGAGCACTTTCAGGAATTCTTGCGAGTAATGGGCTTAAGGACAAGGAGAAAGAAAATGACAGTTAGACCGTACACAGGAAACACCGACGGCAACCATCCGACACCGCGCGCCGGCACGAAACGATTCGTGGAGTTCTGCGAGTACTTGTTCGGCGTCAAGAACATCGGCATCTATGCAAACCGACCGATGAGATCAGGCCCGCAGCTCTCCGTCCACGCCACATGGCGAGCAACTGACCTTAAAGGCACCAAAGCCCAACGCAAAGCCCTAGTTGAATTCTTGTATCAGCATCGCGACCTTTTGGGCATTGAAGAAATCCATAGTTACGACGGCACAGGCGTACCGTTCCCGACTGACAAGTGGGGCGCGGGCTACCGATGCTCACGCGACAACTGGCTTAAATGGACGATCTCACGCAACGGAGGCACACCCGGTGCCGACTGGACTCATGTGGAGATCTCGCCGCTTATGGCCGACAACCCGAAACTGGTTGAGGACGCGTTCGCCCAGATATTTGCTCAATGACTTGACATTCGGTTTGGGAGTCGGTCAAATGACTGGCAACCAAGTGCGTTCCCCAATAGGTGGACCCCGACCGCAGGAGGAAGCAATGCAACCATCCCTTTTTGACGTTCTCGCTGTTCCAGCCGAGATGCTCAAATACGAAGCTTTTAAAGAGGCAAACCCTTGGGTCATGCCGACCCTTACCAAAATGTGTTACCAGCTGATGCACCGCGGATATACGCATTACGGCATCGCAGCTCTTATTGAAGTCTTGCGCTACGAACACGCGATCACCAACGACCCCAGTAGCGAATTTAAATTCAACAACAATTACCGCGCCTTTATGGCCCGAGAGATCATGCAAAAACCAATGCTGGAGGGATTCTTCAGCACCCGCAAATCAGTTGCGGACCTATCAGAGGACTACTAAATGAACCTTAAACGATTCTTACTTTTATCAATATTCACTTATGGAATGTGCGCTTTGTGGGCGATCACAGGCGTCCAAGGCGACGCAGACCCCATTAAAACGCCGTCTGTGCCCTCCACGGTCACGCTCGGGATGTTGACACCTCAACAACTTGAGGACCGCGCAGAAGAGCTCACAACGACAACGACTAGCACGACGACCAGCACGACTAGCACTGTTCCGTTTACTCGACTTGCCGACTTTGACCCGGACACCAAATGTCAAGAATGGTTCCAGACTGCGATCACCGTCGGGTGGCCCAACAACACTGAGACACTAGAGAAACTGGGTCGCCTGCTGTGGAAAGAAACCCGTTGCCTAAACGTCAGTTACACGCACCCGCAGTTCAACGGCCATGACCACGGCGTCGCACAAATCAACCAAATACACCGAAAATATGTTGAGCAACTGTTTGACATGCCAATGGAAGAATCTATGTCAGACCCGACTCTCAACCTCAGGTTTGCCTATCTGCTGTACTCAGATATCGCTGAGGGTGGTGGTTGTGGATGGAAACCTTGGCGATTGTGCTAGATCGCTGGTGGGATCGCGCAGCTTGTCGAGGCATGGATATTGACCTCTTCATCTTTGAATTCGGCGAGCGCCATATCAACCGCAAAATTAAGCAAGCCAAAGCAGTTTGTGCAGTGTGCCCAGTACGCCAAGAATGTCTCGACGAGGCACTCAAGTTTTCTAGTACACGTCAGGACTGTTGCGGTATTTGGGGCGGTCTGACTTGGAAAGAACGCCAGCGTCTAGAACGAAAAGAAGTCGTTGATCCGATCCCTGCGACACCGCTGGTATATCGTGACGGCAAATACCGACAAATCAAGGAGCCCCGACCATGAACCAACAGTTGGCGGACATGACCGCCGCGATTGCTAAAGCTGAAATCGCGATGAAAGCAGCCGCATGGCAGTTAGACGCCCAAAAGACCGATATTGAGATGCTGCGCAAAGCCCTTTTTGAGTTGGCTTATGTTGCTGAAGAGAACGGTATCTATCTGTCCAATCTGACCAAAAGCACGCAAGACGCGATCGTGGCTATGCGTCTGGGCGGTTTTAAATGAACTGCAACATCTGCGCATGTGGCTTTAATTCTGCCGATATTCGAATGCGTACAGAGCTGCGCGGCATCTGTCTCAAATGTGCCGAAGAGTTTGGTTTCAAAGGCATGACAGTTGAAGAAACTGCTCGTTGTGTCGCGATGATTCGAGTCATCAACAATCTCAAAAACCAAACGCCTGCACAGGCCCGACACTTGAAAGACATGGAATCATGAGTTTCAACCCAGCCGACTACGCAGAAGTAGCAGAACGATTGCCACTGTTTTGGAAGGACTGCCCACGCGGACGAATAGTCACCGAGATTGTCGTAGATGACGGACAACGCATCGTTATACGTGCCGAACTTTACGCCGACATAGCCGACACAGTCCCGACTACTACCGGGTACGCCGAAGAGATCCGTGGGTCATCCATGGTCAACAAAACCAGTGCCCTAGAAAACTGTGAGACATCGGCCATTGGTCGTGCCCTTGCCAACTACCAGTATCAAGGCTCAAAGAAACGCGCCTCACTGGAGGAAATGGTCAAGGTGTACCGCCAAGGCGAACAA